TTTTTCTAATAAATCTTTAGTAATATCTATTATGTAATATAATAGATATGAATAGCACATTATCATTTCTGAATAATTTGCAAATTTAAGATTTAATTTTTTAAGTTTATTAATATTTATTTTTTTGTCAATATCACTATCTTTATCAATCATTGATAATAAATTTGTGGCTTCTATATTATCAGGAATTTTAGGAAATAATGATTCTTTTCCTTTAAAACATATAAGTAATAATTCACTTAAATTGTCTTCATCATATGATTTTGATGTATATGATAATATTTTTTTTGAGATATCGTTTTTTCGTATAAAATCTTTTACTTCTTTTCTTGATTTTTTTTCTTTTCTTAATTTATCCAATAATAATATTCCAGAAATAACTAAAGAAATCAAAACGTCAGGTTTTTTAAAAAATTTTTTCTGACGTTCAAGCTCTTCTTTAAATCTGATATTAAATTTATTTATTATTTTTTGAATAAATTTATTCATTTATTTTTTTAAATCAAAATATTTTTTATTATATCCAGGATCCGAATAAACAGCTTTATTAAATTTTACTTTAAACGGTTTAATTTTTTGAACATATTTTTTTCCTTCTCCCCTTTTAACATACGCAATTGTCATATGAGGATGATATTCTTTGTATGTTTGTGTATTTGGAATTTTTAGAAATTGTTTTCTATATTCTTTAAGTTCTTTTGTTACAGGAACGTCAAATTTAACTACATCATAATCTTCTGATTCAAAAATATCTATATTATTTATAGTTACTTCTATCGGTTTCATTTCTTTTATTTGTTCATACATTTCATCTTTATCTACCTCATTTTCATGAAATCCATAAACAACTGTTACGTGCGGGTCTTTTTCATAACCATAATCATCATCTTTTTCGTAAATATCTTCTTTATCTACGATAGATATTTTATCTTTCCAATTTGAAATATCTGCATATAACATTAAACAGCTATATTCTAAATTATCATTTTTTCTTTCTAATAACCAATTTTTAAAACTTGTAAATTTCATAATTATTGACTTATCATTACGTTTGTTGATGAAGCGCTTTGTTTGGCTGCTTCTACTAATCCGGCATTTACTCCAGGTGTTGCTGGCATTTTAGCATCAAGAGCAGTAGCCATAGTTGTTAATAGTGCCCACATCGGTTCTCCTAATATTGCAGGAGAATATGGTCCTGGACCAATTTTTGTAGTTTGAGCGCCATTAACTACTACTTCATCTGCAGCTACTTCTGCTCGTGCTCCAGCAGCTATATTAACTTCATTTTTTGTTGTAACATTAACTATATCTCCATCCATTTGAATAATAGCGTCTGCATCTGGAGTTTGAAGCGTTATTAATGTATCTGGTGTTATAGAAAAAAACGATTCCTTGTAATATATCTGAAAACCGCTTTTTCTTTGATAAATTATCGTTAATTCTTCTAAAGGATCATATAAAAGAACATGTGTTCCTTGATAATCATCTTTTATTCTTTCGATTAATTCATTATCTACATTTTGTATTGCTGTATATTCTGGAGCATAAATGTCTCCATTATTAAAGTTTATTTTAACAAATTGTCCTATTTTTGGAATAGATATTGAACCTGCACCATCTCCTGCAAATATAGTAGAATTTGTTGGAACTGCCCAAGGCAAATGATCAGGATTTATAGTTTCAAATAATCCAAAAACATTTACTTTACATCTTCCAGAAAATGTAGGATCATTAGAGTTTACTACTACTCCAATCCAGTCGTTATTTTTATAATCACTATTCGAAAAATTAACGTTATTTTCCATTATTTTTGGTTTATTTGTTTTTAAGTTTGTATATCAGATCTTGTTGCTTTACTTGGAATAGGCTGTTCTAAACCTTCTTTTTGTATCTCTAGTTTAGAAGAAGGTTTATTTTCTATAATATTTTTTGCATTAATAGATCTTATTTTTGAAGAAGCTGTTTCCTGATTAATGGGTGCAGATTCTATTTTTCCTGATGCTACATTAGATTTAACATTACTATATATTTTCTTATATTCTTCTGTTCCCTGTAAATCTTTATCTATATTTATTTCACCTATAGCGGTTAAATCTGTTGCTAAAGAATAATCTTTTATTTTTTCCCACGTTCCTTTATTAGAAAGAGCCATATTAGCAGCATCCTTTAATAATATTGTATCATCATCTGTTGCTTCAGATTTTGATAAAGATAATAAAAAGCTTCTCATTATATTATCTACTTGTATAGGTTGCTCTAATTTGGATGATGGCATATCATCATATTCTTGTACAACTTCATTAACACCCTTTCTTATCATTCCTAATGCTGCTACAACATTTTTAGATTGTACAGCAGTTTTTATCTCATTATATGATAATCCTAAACCTGGTATAGATGTAACTTTTCCCTTATCTATAAGTTTTTTAACAAAGTTTTTGGCATATGATGTTCCAAAATTAATTGCATTTCCTACCCAAGTTTCGGGTTCTGTGGCTTTAAAGTTTACGTCTAATGTTGAACCCGCAATTCTTTCTTGTTGAATATCGGCTTCATTTACATTATTTTCGTTTGCTCTTTCATTATAAGGATATCCTGATTTATGATCTTCATCAAGAAGTTCTCTAAATTGTGCAATTTTTAGAGATATTGGATATAAATAATTATATTCTCTACCTGATGTAGTTATTTCATCCTTAGAACGATAAGGTCCATTGAGTTTTTGATCAATTAAAAATATATGTTTAAAAACAGGATATATTTGCATTTCTTTTATATTTCCTACTTTTATTCCAAATTTAACTTTTCCTTGATTAGGTATTTCTCCTACATTTAAATCCGTTAATTGTTCATATGAAATATCTGTTAAATCAAATTCACACATTTCACAATTTATTACCCATGTTGGTAAAACATCATCTAAAATTGATAGCCATAACGGTTCTGTATCTGTGCCAAACGATTTTCTTTCTGAACCATACGGAAATGCTCTACCCGATTCTCCTCCTATTTTCGGTAAATGAAATGTTCTAAATTCGGCAAGATATATTTTTAGCGTAAAATATCTCATCATATCAGGAAGAACCCATCTTTGATAAACATCATCCCATACAATTTTTCTATATAGATTTAATAAGTAACTCATTCTTAAATCTAATCCTTCTAAACATGTAATTGTTAATTTTTTATCTTCTGTAATTCTTTGTCCTTTTGTTGGATCTATTTTAAGTAAATCTGCAACTCCTTCAATAGATTGAAAATAATACGGAAATATATCTTGAAGTGTATTAAATTTTTCTATAAACTCTTCTAACATTTTTACACGAGTAGGTTCATTGGCATCTTCTAAATAATTTAATGCTGAATAATGAGGATATTCTGTTTCATATCTGAATGATGCTCCAGATTTTGATTCAGACCATCTACTAGGGGGTGCTAATGTTGTGTTTATTCTTGAACTAAATAATGGGTGCGGCATTATATTATAAGAATTAGTTCTATCAGTTTTATTATAGGCTAAATCATAATTTGGTGCAAAATGAAGACGAAAAGAAAAATATGTAGGTTCATCAAATCTTTTACTAAACGTTTCTTTATCACTTTTATTTATTATATTTCTAAAGTCTTTATAGATATTCATAATAATTATTATTTTTCTGCATTTTCTTTTAATTTTATAGGTTCAACGGGAATAGGTGGTGGCCATTCTCTTCTCGTTAATATAAACTCATGTGTAAAATTACTTAATGTTGAACCTTCGTTTTTTGATGTCCAATATAATTTAAATCCTTTAACATAATACCATCCACTATAAAATAAATCTAGCGCATCTCCAAAATTTGTATCAGGATTAATTTTATAATTTTCTACAGCATCCATTCTAATTAACGCTAAAGGAACTTTATCACCTCGAATTATATTAAAGTTTTTACCATTTACTTCAATATGAACATTTAATTTATCTAATTCTTTATTATTTATAAGATTTTTTACTTTCGATAAGTGATAATTTTTGTGTTGATTTCCATCCCATTGTAAATTATCATCATCGGGATTACTTATAGTATATTGAACTCCTAACCAAGGAATTCGTTTATAAAGATCTATATAATCATAGTTTACTCTTTTTAAATCTGTATTTTCTTCATCATTTACATATGATGCTCTTCCTCTTAATATAATATATTTATTAGTTTTTTCTGGATCATATGTAGGTTCTACAGGTATTTCCCAATATTTGGTTGCTTCAGGATTTGAATATATTTTTTGATTATGTTCAAATAATGAACATATAGTTTTTGTTCCTATAGCAAATGTTATATTAGATGATCTATTAAATGGTCTCCAAGAAGTAACGAAAAACGGACTAGTTCTAAAACTTGGAAAATTAGAAAATACTTTTACTGTTGGAGAAGATTTTTCTTCTTCTGTATCTGCGCCATAAAACCAATTTTTATCTACATTATTAACTAAAACTGCTATATCCACTTCCGATTCTGCTGACATTAATTGTTTATTTACATTGATAAAGTTTAAATTATAGTATACATCTATCCATGTTCTATAAAACGAATTTTTATCCTTCCACGCTCTTTGCGTTATTCTATTAATATAGTGCATTCCTGATTCTCCTACCTTTAACCATATTTGTTTATCATCTGTATTATCTTCATTTGTCGTAAAACCTAATCCATATTTTTTTGCAAAGTCTTGTAATGCTTCAAATGAAGTTCCATTAAATGAAAAACTTTTATCTTGGCCTCTTAATCCGGGAATAAAGAGTTCACCATATAATGTCATTAATACAGGAGATTTTGCTTCAGTATAATTAGGCATTGTATGAACACCTGTTATAATGTAATCATTTCTTACGATTTTTAATACATCGCTACTACTTCTAATTGCAATAGAAATAATGTCTCCATCTTTAGGCATTTCTTTTGCAATAAACAATTGGCTTAAGAGTCCTAAATCTAATCTTATTTTGGGTATAAAATCTGTGCAATCTATAGATATTGAACGAATTTCATCTCTATTAAAAACATAGTCATTTATTTTAATTAATGGAAATTCAAGTGATATTGTATCTTCTGCTTTCCTTTTTTCCGAAGATTTTTCTCCGGGTATAGACAGTTCGTCTAATTCTATAGTTTTATCGAAAATTTGATAAATTCTATACTTTTCTCCTTGAGTTTCATTCGTTTTTTTTATAGGAGTTTTATAATTTGGAGATTTAAAGGTTAACGCCATTATTTTTATGATTTTTTACTTTTTATTACTGTTGTTAAAAATTCAGATTGAGTCATGCCATTTTGTAAACACGGTTCTACGCTTTCTCCGAAATAAACACGTCCATTTCTATATGTTATTTGTTTTTCTCCTTCTTGAGATAAATTAGGTGGTAAAGCTCCTTCTTTAGCTCCACCAACGATTTGTCTATTAATAAAAGTATTATCTTCTTTAGGAATTTTAATTGGATCAATATATTTATAACTATTTCTTACTGCTTTACCACCATCAACATCTTTTCCTGTTGGTTTAGAAACAATAGATTGCATAGAATCTAAATTTGGAATTAAAATTATATCTCCTTCTTTAATAGAAAATGGATTTGAAATTCCGTTATATTTAAGTATTAATTCTGCATATACAGAATTATTATATACAGCTCCTGATATTAAATCTGGTCTCATTTCAAATTCTTTAGGAACACGATATACATTATAAGATATATAATTTCCTGATTGAAGATTAAACATTGATGATGTTAAATCTTTTATTTCTATACCATCAGGTCTTTTAAATATAGGTTTTTTGTCTAACGTATTTGGAAACATATTTTTTTAACTTATTTTATGATAATGATTTTTGAGCAATCCAATCAGCAGCTCTATAAGAACTTAAAATCATTTGATTAGGAAGATTAGATTGTGCCGAGTTCTCTGAAATACCGAGGTCAAATGATGCTCTATTCCATATGCTTGTTTCTCCTGTATTTGATAATTCTTTTCCTTTTAATTGT